GTACTTAGCTGGAATGGGTGTACCTTTACTTATATAGTCTTCAGCCGCCTTGTGTACTTCCTTACCATATATTGTTGCCGTTGTATCAGACTGCGCTACATCCTTAGCAATTTTTAAATGGTAGTACTTTTTAGGGCACTGTTGGAAAGTCTTTAGACTGCTGTATGACCAATTCATGCGGCTACCTTCGGTAAAGTACCACTAAAGTTATAAGTGCCAGTATGAGTTAAGTTGCACCAAGGTGCTGCCCATACTTTAAACCCTGCTTGCCTTGCAATTTTGCAGAAATGGTAGTCCTCAGATAATAGGCGATTAGATTCCTCATCAATACTGGTAGCAAAGAACTCATGAATAATTTTTACTGGGCGATCAATCTCTACGGCATGGAACATATCATTGGTGTAGGTTGGAACTTTACCCATTAACCCATCAAACACCTTACGTTTAATTAACATAAATCCTGTACCACCGTTGTCAATCTCTACCGGAGTATTAATGTTGGTACTGACTTGCTTGTTATCCACAAGGTTTACTACGAATGCTCCAGTATGGTTATGCAATTCATGTGGTGGAACGCCAGCTTTAACTGCATCTGCTACTGTTACCCAGTTAATTTCTTTCTTTGGGTATAGACCGCAGATAATATCTTTGTCAGCGCTGACCATCATTGGAATAAAGTGTGGATTAAATCCGATATCTGCATCAATAAACATTAAGTGAGTAGCTTCACTTTGTAAAAAATCATAAGCTAGGCTATTACGGGCACGGGTAATCAAAGACTCATTCATCATAAATGAATAGTACATACCCATACGGTTAGCTTGCATTACCCCGATGGCTTGCGCTATGGCTGAAGAATACATACCTGTACACATACCGCCGTACATAGGAGTTGCTACAAACACAATATGCTCAGGCTTAATTGGTTGTTGCATTTGTGGTGCTGGGGGTCTACTTGGGATTGCTGGTTTCTTACTCATTTCTTCTCCTTGTTTAACTTCTTACGTAATTTAATACCTTCTTTTGCATTTTTGTCTATTGCAATTGCTTGGCTTATTAAAGATAACAGCCCTTCTTGAACTAAAAACTCAAGTCCTTCTTTATCAAAGTCCACCATTGCGTTAGCAGAACCGTCTTTGTTTTCTTTAATTACTTTAACTATGATTTCCACTTAGTTCTCCCTATGGTAGTAATGGTTTGGATTATCTAGCATTGACTTAATTGCTTGATCTATCGTGTCAAACCAAGCTATATGCCAGCCATCTTTTGTATAAACTTTAAAACTCACTCTGTTTCTCCCACAGCCATATACACTTGTGCCGATACTCTTAGTACATAGGCGATATCATTGGGGCTTAATTGCCCCATCAGTTGCAGTATCTTCATAACTGCAACGTCGTTGTCTAGTTTTTGAGGTTTAACTAAAGTTTCAATCATTTTTTTCTCCAAGGTAGTTCGCCATAGGCTTTCTTCATTGCTTCGTTACCTTCTCTAAACATTCCAAGTAATCTTTCGGGCGCTCTGTAATTAACCGTAGCCTCGCCTGTGCATCCGAAGGCAGGCAGATTTGTGCTGGTAGCTTTATAGAATTTGCGGTCTGCGCCCCACTGTCCATAGAAAGCATGCGCCACGTTAACCAAATACTCACGCTTAAAACAATAGCAGTTAGTATCAACAAAATTAATAGTGTGATCGTAAAACGTCGGATAACGACCGAGTGATTCGCAGTCATCGTCACATACATATTCTCCAGCTTCATTGCATATTCTCCTTAGTGAATAAGCCCACATTAGGTCTTTACTTTTAATCTTATTAATCATAATTTCTACATGATTAGGTTCGAACCAATTGTCTTCATCCAAGAATAGGATATAATCAGCGTTTACCAGTAGTGGCATAGCCGCATAGACTCGGTGTCCATACCAACCATTACCCCCTACGTTTTCGGGTAAAGTTATTTTCTGTGTGTTTCGGTATGTAAAAAATGTAGCGTTTATTTGTCCATCAACAACAATTAAATGTTCGGTTGGTATGGTCTGATCTCGTACGCTATCAATTGCTTTTTGAACCGTATTTTTCCCAGTAGTCGGGGTAATGACCATAATGCGTTCTTTGCGCTCAGCTTTTAATCGGTCTTCTGTTGTAAAGGTTGTCATTTATCCACAAGTCCTTATTACTTTACCTTGGGATTCTTGGTATACACATCCACCTTCCATTTGGTTTTGTTTATATGGCTTTACTTCTACCGTAGTTTTTTGTTGGCATCCAAACCCAGCAACGCCAATAACTGTTGCTATAAAAACAGAAACGGTTACAAGAATTAGTTTCACTTGATTTCCTTTTTCTTTATACCCGTAGCTTTACGCAAGTCGGTAGTGTGTAGTTTCTTAACATCTTTTTTAACTTGTCCAGCTTTCTTAGCAATCTTAGCCGCCTTTTTACGCTTAACAAATTTGTCTTCAGAAGTTACAAACCCTTCTTTAACTTTACGTTTTTTAATATGTTCTTTAGCTTCAATCTGATCGTGCGCCCATGCTTTTGATGGGGCTTCAATGATGATGCCTGTGTCTTTTTCTTTCAGTGCTGGTGCTTTAATCTTAGTTGCCATTTAGTATTCCTTCGCATCTAGTTACAAAGCGTTCGATATTAACATTCTCACGGCTTTCAAAAAGGTGGTAACAGATATCACCGTAGGTAGTGCCAATACCATAGGCTAAGGGTTTACCCGGAAGATCCCATTTTGGAACTTCTACAGTATTAGGATTAACAATATGTAATGGCAGGTTGTACTTTCTCCATGCGTCTGTTACGTTCTGTGCGGTATCGCAGTACATGCTTGGCTTGGATGAAGGTTGGTTTAGTGCCATCCAATAGTTGCGGGGGATACCTACAAACCATGCGCCAGCATAATCACGTTCTTTATCTAAATGATTAGATGCGCCAGCCGCCCCAAATAAAGTACCAAGATGCGCTTGGTGTAACATAGCTTCTACATTGTGCTTAGCTACTACTACACAATCTATATCCATAAACAAAATGACATCGGTATGTTCTTCACGGAGCATTACCCAATCCATCCAAGACCCGTGATCGAACCCGTTGATCTTGTGCTGGTTAATAGGTATGCCGTGCATATCCATTACCTTCTTTTGGTAATGCGGAATACGGTCGTCAATGTTATCCCAATATAACGAGAATACTTTTATGGTCATATTAGTTCTCTACGCAAGTAATTGCAGTGCCACATGCAGTACATAGCATGATCTTGCCGTTAATAAAAATACTATATGTTTCACATGCCATAGCACTAACTGCTACGGATAACAACCCAATCAAGACTAGCTTTTTCATTTCTTTTCCTTTGCTCGTTGTAGATACCAAATGGCTTTATCAATATCTTCTTCAAACTTTCCCTTGTACATAGCCCTAGCAATATATTTAATAGCATTACCTAAGTGGTAGCCAAGACCTTTAGCTTCAATAAAATCAATTACTTCAATACCGCCTACTGTGTAATGAGCAGGACTGTTCACCATATCCTGTTGGGGTGGAGTGAAATCTATGGGCATATACTGCTTGCCTGACACCCCAGTAATAATCTCAGTATCCTTCGTCATTTTTAATCGCCTCTATAAATCGTTGTAGTTCTGCGCTTGGCATGTCTTTATAAAAGTAAACTGCACCATTGTCAAGAATACTATACTGCGGAACGTATGCACCTACCAGTTGCAACGTAGCCAGTGCATCCTCAAGAAGCATATTAAGTTCGCTTTTCGACAGTGGTGAAGACTTCTTCACATGCTGTACATTTTCTTCTTCGTTCGACATAATTCTTTCCGTCTTTTGGGTCATAAAAATATCTTGAATCTATAACTTTTGTTTTAGCGTTCTTACAAAAATCACAAACCATTTACCTTGCCTCTAAAAATAATCCAATGTTACCGATTGCATATCCAATAAATGCAATCCCCAATCCCGTCTGTCCGGTACGTAATAGATCAATTGCTACTACGGTATACACAACACCAATCAAAGCAATCAACCAAGCGCTCATAATTCTTTCTTCTTTCTTACTGCTTTAATACCTACTTCTTCTTTAGGTTTACGTACTTCGAGCATTGCGTCTGCTACTTGATAAGCCATGTCAGGGATACTTCCAATCGCTGCTACTTCTTCCCTCATACATAACCCCAGCATTGCGAACATCGCAAAGCAATCCCTTAAATCGTTCTC